TGAACATATTTGCAGGAGGTTCAGGTGCAGGTAAATCTTTATTCTTACAAAATCTAGCAGTTAACTGGGCCAGTGCAGGATTGAATTGTTGTTATATCAGTTTTGAATTAAGTGAAATGTTGGTAGCGATGAGATTAGATGCAATGATCACTAATATACCCACAAGAAAGATATTTCCCGAAATTGACAATGTTGAAATGAAACTTAAAATGATTGCTAAAAAAGCAGGCAATCTGCAGATCAAATATCTGCCATCCGGCAGCACAGTGCTAGATATTAAAACATATCTAAAAGAATTAGAGCTTAAGAATAAGAAAAAAATAGATTGTATATTGATAGATTATCTCGATCTCATGATGCCTAAGAGTAAAAAAGTATCGCCGGCTGATCTGTTTATCAAAGACAAATACGTTTCGGAAGAGTTGAGAAACCTAGCTGTAGAATCACAAATGTTAATGGCCACAGCATCACAGTTGAACAGAGCATCTGTGGAAGAGATTGAATTTGATCACAGTCACATAGCAGGTGGATTATCCAAAGTGCAAACAGCAGACAACGTGTTTGGTATATTCACCAGCCGAGCAATGAAAGAACGTGGTAGATATCAACTGCAATTTATGAAGACTAGAAGCAGCAGCGGTGTGGGCCAGAAAGTGGATCTTGAATTTGATGTGGACACATTGCGCATAAGAGACCTTGCAGAGGATCCAGAATATCAACAGTTTAAGAAACAGACTTCCACAATATATGACAATCTAAAACAGCGCAGTAAGATCACCCCAGATGGCAATACCACCGATGCTAGACCCGACCCAGATCCAACCAAAGGGGACGAAGTAGGCAAGGTTAGAGCCACAGTAGAAGGCAGCAAGCTGAGACAATTATTAAACGACTTACATTCTGATGAAGAACAGTAATGATATAGAATATCTATACCAAAAACTCAGCCAGCACTATCCAAAATATTCCAACAGCAAGCCCAAGGCCAAAATTTATTCTAAGGCCTATACCAGCCTCATAGGAGTCATGTTGAGCGCACAGTCACAAGATGCCAGAACCGCAGTGGCCTGCAGACAATTGTTTGCACTGGCAGACAATCCCACAGATATGCTGAAATTAACACAGGATCAGATCATTGCAGCCATAAGACCTGCGGGATTATTCAATGCCAAATCAAAGAACATACTGGCCACCAGCAGCATGCTGCTAGAAAAGTTTGATGGTAAGGTTCCACAGACACAGGATGAATTAATGCTGCTGCCAGGAGTGGGTCGCAAGAGCTCTGACATCATAATGAGATTTGTGTGGGGACAACCTCACATAGCAGTGGACACCCATGTGTTTAGGCTGCTGTGGCGACTGGGCTGGGCTGACAGTTTGGACGAGGGCAAGGCCTCTATCACTGTTAATTCTACTACTCCAGAGAAATACAAATACGGAGCTCACATGTGGCTCATCACACATGCTAAACGGGTATGCGTATCACGCACTCCGTTGTGTGCTTCATGTGTGATAAGCTCGGCTTGTGAACGCAGAGATGTGGGTATACCAAAAAATAAACTGCGACAACATCAAAAAATTTCCGGTCAATCTCTTCCCAGATAATTAATATTGCTTAAGGCAATAATAGGCAAGCGAGAACATAGGCAATGAAAGACCAAGAATTAAAAGACGTAACCAGGCTGTACGAAAGATTTGTCAGGCAGTGCCCAGACTTAGAAAAATACACACAGCGCCTGGCAGAAGAAACAAAAATTATATTACAACTGCGCTTCGTAGACTACTTCATACAGATATGTGACATCATGTCGCTGACACGAGATATCACTCATATGACCCGAGGTTCCGCTGGATCATCGTTGGTGTGTTATCTACTGGGCATAACTGATGTAGATCCAATAGAATGGAACATACCCATAGCTCGTTTCCTAAATCCTAACAGGGATGACCTGCCGGACGTGGACATAGATTTCCCTCATCACAGGCAGGCGGAAGTGATGCAGAGGATATTTGATCGATGGCCGGGCAAGTCCGCTAGGATCTCCAATTATGTGTTGTACAGAGATAAAAGCGCTAGGAGAGAAGCAGCCAAACGTTTGGGCATACGTGGTAACCTGCCTCGCAATTTTAAATATGAATCCTTGGGAGTGGACGTGAAGGAGGCCACGAGGATAGAAAAAAAACTGTTGGGCAAGAAGAGATGCATATCCAAACATTGCGGTGGAATATTGATGTTCACTCGACCTCTGCCCAAGAGCCTGTTTACCGCTGAGAATCAGATACTGCTGGACAAGAAAGAAGTGGAAGACCTAGAACATCTCAAAGTGGACATATTGTCCAATAGAGGATTAAGCCAGTTGTTGGAGATAGATCCACACACTAAACTGACAGATTATCCTGAAGAGGACCAAGCCACATCTGACCTACTGAGCAGAGGTGACGTGCTGGGCGTGACCCAAGCTGAATCTCCAGCCATGCGGCGCCTGTTTAGGGCCATAAAGCCCACTAGCAGGAAGGACTGCGTGTTTGCCACTGCACTGATTAGACCTGTGGCGGTGTCAGGCAGGAAGAAGGCCTCTATGTTTCATGATTGGAGTCAGGAAAAGATGGAAGATGCCATAGTATATGAGGATGACGCTATTGATCGCATAGCTGAAGTGTTGGACATAGACAAGTATGAGGCAGACATGTACAGGCGTGCATTTGCAAAGAAAAATGAAGAGAAGATATTGGAATTCACCACGAGGCTGGGCAACCACCCCAAGAAGTCAGCCATAGTAGAGATGCTGCAGAGCCTGTCGGGATTTGGACTGTGCAGAGCTCATGCCGTGAACCTGGGAAGATTGATCTGGGCACTGGCCTACCAAAAGGCACACAACAATAAAAAGTTTTGGCAGGCCTGCATGAAGCACTGCCAGGGGTCGTACCGACGTTGGGTGTACAAGCTGGAGTCCAAGCGTGCCGGACTGGAAGTGATCACTCCCTCCTGTTCCGATCTTTGGGACACACCACAGTTCCAATATAGGAAATATGGCTGGTGGTCTGGCAAGGAATTCATTGATGGCATGTACGTGAAAGAATTGTATCTAGATCAAGTGGAGTTCGCTGGGTTGGTGGCTAATGGCCGGATATTCCGCGGAGATCGAGGACAGTACATCACCTTTGTGACACTGGGGGTGGGCAATGGCCAGTACATAGACGTCACCATCAAGCGAGCCCTGTCGCTGCAGGATCATGACGTGATCTGGGGGCAAGGCACAGTGAGACACGCCAATAATTCTGACTACATAGAATGCAACGACGCCAGGGGCTATGTGCTGGAAAAATTTACCAAGCAATAGCCTACTGCTGCCTGCGTCAGCGCATTTTTTTTTCCAAACAAGCGACAGCGCAAGTTAGCATGCAAAGGTTTTTGATGCCAATGGTTCTTGGTAATTGGTAAACTTTTGTTCTTGACTTATGCACACAACCTGCAGTATAATCACGTTTCTTGCTTTGGCAAGAAATAAACAGGAGAAAATAAAAATGAAAAACACAACAATTCTAGCCCTGCTAGCATCTACCATGATAGCCAGCGCGGCCGGAGCACAGACCAAGACAACCGCTCCAGTTCTCAACTTCTACGGCAACGTTGACGCTGCCGTGCAGAATTATGACAACGGCGTGGACTCTTTGATCCGAGCAGGCGATGGTGGACTAAGCACCAGCAGGTTGGGATTCAAGGGCAACTCCCCTGACCTAGGTGGCATACAGTTCAACTTCCAGTTGGAAGGTGGTCTAAAGGCCAACACGGGAACATTGGGTTCAACCACTAACACGGGACAGGTATTTGCGAGAGAAGCCTTCGTGGGAGTGAGCGGATCCGCGGGAGAAGTACGTTTGGGGACCACTGACCTGTCGGGTGCCACTGAGATGGACACGCTGGCATTCACGTTTGGTAACTTCACGAACTTGCCTGTAAACGGCTCAGCCATAGAGATCGGCGCTGACGCCAGCAACGCAATCAAGTACATTTCACCCTCTTTTGGTGGATTCTCTGTACAGGCCGGCTATGCGGGTAACTCCAGCACTGCCACCACGGACGCCAAGGCCGACACCACGTCTGGGTCTCTGACCTATGCCGCTGGTGCAGCCAAGTTGGGCGT